CAAGGCTGGCCGCGCGCCTGACGGCGTGTGCCGCCCGCTGGCGCTGCCGCCAGACCCCATCTGCAAATCAGGCAGAGCGCCCGACGGCACATGCCTGCCACTGGTGCAACCGGCGTGGCTGCTGGAGGGTTGGCGCGATTTTATAAAGTCTTTTATCCGTGAGCGTTTTCAACCATTTTTGCCTGAAAACGCCCACTAGATGGGCGCTTCAACAATTTGCCCAGTCGCCGCCGCGCAAAAACTCCTTGCCGAGCAGGGCAGCTACACCGCGCGCGATTTAATGCGCGCGGTCGATGGCTTGCTCGGCTCGCACAATTGCCGCCCGTCGCTCGCGGCAGGCGGCAAATTTTATTATTTGATCGATGATCCGGCGGGCAATCCGCAGCCGATTTTGGTGTGAGTCGTCAAGATTTCCTTGGCGACTTGCAAATCAAAAACCGTGCCAACTTGCTAAAAAATATTTTTAATTATTTTGCAAAAAATGCTTGACTCTGTTCGTTTTTGCGAACATAATAAACCCATCGAATAGCCAACTGGGCAGATCGATACTCTAGGAGATCACAAACATGGCAAAGAAAAACGCATTAAAAATTTATCGCGCGCTAAACAAAACGGAAAAAATCAGCTACGACTCGAGCGGTTTGTTCAACGCCGGCCAAGTGCGTGAGCTGCAAAAATTAGCGAAAGGCATCGCGCGCGCAAAAATCAAAAAACACGAGCGCGTTTATATATTGCGCGCGGCGCCAAAATTACAGCGCGAAATTGATTGTAAAAATACAATAATCCCGCTCGGAAAAAAACATGGATACGACGCAAAATTTGAGGCTCTGGTTAAAAATCCAAGGCTAAAAAATTGGGAAGCGCCAGTCGCGGCCAACATATCTACAGCCTACGGCATGTCATCAGAGGGATTTAACTACAAAGGCGTTCATCGTGGGCGCGTAGGCTACAACTACACGCCACAAATGAGATCAATCGCTCGCGTTAGCGCCGATGGCTCAGTATTAGGCGCAGTCATTGCCGATCAACAGATCGCGCTTGTCGCCCCGCGCGGCTACCGCTGGGCATCTGATGCCAACGGCATAAAAATTGTCCGCAATCGTGACGGCGCTGACTATCACCCTAGCAGCGGCGATATCGTCGCAGGCATTAAATCAATCGTTGCGATTTTGGTGGCCAACGCCACCAAGCGCGCGGAAACAAAAAAAGCCGCCGCGCGTGATGCAAAAATTTTGAAACAGGCATCTAAAAACGGCATATATGTTTGCCTCGCCGATAGCATATCTGCTGGCAACTGTAGCTATGGCAGCCGCGCATTTGCACAACGCCACAACCTCAACATCAACTCACATTACTTAGCAAAAAATTTGCCGCAGCCTACCAACAATGAGGAGTCGCGCCGCTTGGCGCTCGCCGTAATCGCAGCGCAACGCAGACAGGCTGTGGAGTTGCGCGATGGATTTTGTAAAATTTAATTAACCCCGCCCCCCATCCTCACACGATGGGGCAGGAGATCAAAATGAACGAATACAAAAAAATAGCTGTGCCCGATGATGTCGATTTTGCCGACCTGAACCTGCATCGCATAAAAACTGGCGAAGTAGTTTTTGATTGGGAGCCAATCGAAAAAATATGCGCTGCCAACAATATTGATGTGGCGATTTTTAAAAACGCACACGAGGATAATGTGGCAAGCCTATTGGTGGGCTGGTATCACCAACACCTACTGCGGGGCGGGGCACGAAACGCCACACAGGATGATTTAATGCAGGAGGCAGTGCTGGAGGATTTGCGCGGCGGCGGCATATCACATCAACCGGGGAGCGCGTAATGATCGCAATCGAAATCGCGGCGTTGCGCCGGTTGTTATTTTTCTCGACCGCCGAGGCGGCGCTGCTTGTCTCAGGCACATCCACCCGCGCGTGGGAGCATTGGGAGGCCGGTAAACGCAAAGTGCCTGATGATGTCGCCGCACGAATGCGCGAGCTGTGCGACTATCGAACAACAATAATTGACGCGTTTACAGCGCGCGCAACCGCCTCCGAGAGTAAGTCAATTGACGGCTCTCACAACGTGGCGCTGCTGTATTACGGTCGCAGCGAAGACTGGCCGGCCGATGCCATTTTGTGGCGACCAGCGCAATCCGCACTAGCGCATTTGCACGCAGAATACGGCGACCTAGTCAGGCTTGTAGCATTTGATGCGGGCGAATATTTTAAATGGCTAAACCGACGTGCTGATTCTCAAGAAAATAGAGAGCTTTGGGCGCTGAATTCTGTTGGACCGTTATAAAAAACTAACCCGCTGGCGCTGCCGCCCGACCCCATCTGCAAGGCTGGTCGCACACCTGACGGCGCCTGCCTGCCACTGGTGCAACCGGCGTGGCTGCTGGAGGATTGGCGCGATTTTATAAAGTCATTTATCCGCGCAACAACCGCAGGGCGACTGCGCCACCCAACACCAGCCGAGGTGCGGGCCGCGCGTGGCACATTAACACAGACCACCGCCGCGCGACTCGTCCACACCACAGATCGCGTTTGGCGACAGTGGGAGGCGGGCGATGCGCGGATGCATCCTGCGTTTTTTGAATTATTTGAAATTAAAAAACAATTAAATACGGGCGTTTCCAAGCAATAATGCCTGAAACTGCCCGCCGATATTAGAGTCTCACGGCGCGACTATTTTGCCGCCGTCAGCAAAATGGTCAGCCAAACAAATCGCCGCCCGGCGCGTAGTTTGCGATCACCAATTCCCCGCGCGTCACATGGCCGTTGACGCCCCCGCCGATGGTGTAGTCGATGCTCAACCCCTCCATCCACAGCCCGGCAAACAGCGCCCGGATGTCCGGGTGGTCGTTGATCGACAAAAGCATTTTACCTTTGGCGCCGCGCATGGCGGCGGCAATGGCCTCGTACTCTGCCCACGGAAAATCCACACCGTAGCCATCGGTCTGCCAGTACGGCGGATCGAGATAAAAAAATGTGTAGGGGCGGTCGTACCGCTCAAAGCACGCCCGCCAGTGCCCGCACTCAATCACCGCATCACACAGCCGTCGATGCGCGGCAGCGAGGCTGTGCTCTATTTTTTGCCGCGTGAGCCCCCCCCCCCTGTGGAGTCGACGCCAAAAGTCTGCCCCTCAACCTTGCCACCAAAACAATTGCACTGTAAATAAAAAAACCGCGCCGCACGCTGGATGTCGGTCAGATTTTGCGCCGGGTGCGATTGGTGATTTTCAAAAACCGCGCGTGAATTGAGCGACCAATCAAACTGCCGCACAAACTCATCGAGATGGCTTTGCACCACCCGATACAAATTAATCAGATCACCATTTACGTCGTTCAAAATTTCCGATTTTGCCGCGACAGGTCGCCTCAAAAACACCGCCGCACCACCCGCAAATAGCTCGACGTAACAGGTGTGCGGCGGCATCAGCGCCACGATCCGATCATACAATCGGCTCTTGCCGCCGATCCACGGGATGATCGGCGCCGCCGCGCCTCCATCACTCATGCTGCAACGCCAGCCCTGCGGCTCGCCACCACGCCTGCCAGCCTATTACCTGCTCTCGCCATCGGATGCAGGTCTCGTAGTTGGTGGCGACGACAGCGAGGATGCTGGCGTTGCTGGCGTTGCTGGCGCTGCCAGCGGTATCGGCATCAGGCTGCCTGGCGGCAGCAGCAGCTTGGCCTCCGGTCGCGGGTAAGTCGGGCGCGGCGGCACGGTCGTGCTGCCGCACCCAGTCAGCATTAAGGCAAACGCTGCGGCCATTGTCAGTTTCTGCATATTTCACCACCTCTCTAATCACGTCACGATAAATTATTCGCGTGCGCTCTGCACGCGCCTCTGATTTGTCCGCCTCGCGGGCTACCTCCACCCGTGCGGCTTTGTCTTGCTTCGCCACGCGCGCAGTGGCGGCCACAAATTCACGCGCGTCTTTGCCTTGCTCCCACTTTTTGCCGACCACAAAGCCGCTCAAAACCGCCGCCAGAACCAACAGGAGCCCCGCCACGGCGCGATACGGCCACGGGATGAGTGTAGATAGCCCCATCACATCACCGCCGTGTATTTGGGCATGCGCGCCTCGATCTTGGCCGGATATTTGCTATTGATGTCACAAAACGATTCGCCATACCCCGCCACCCGCACCCGCGCCTGCGGGCAGTGCTGGTCGAGATTGGCAGCCCACACCCCCGGATTGCAATTTGCCGCCGCTGCGCACGCCCTGATGCGTTTGGTGACGCTGCCAAACCCGCCGTTGTACGACGCACCCGCGCACGCTTTGGTGTTGCGGTTGCCCGCCATCAGCGGCTCGCATTGGCGGTCGAGGGTTTTGAGTTTGAGTACCACCGCACGCAGCTGCATTTCCGCGTTGGCGCAGTCTCGCCAACTCCACCCCGCGAGCGATGCATCGAGCGCACGCGTTTCCGCGAGTGCGTCAAATCGTGCGGATCCGTCCGCACGGTACGCAATTGTAAATTGCCCCAGTCCGCAGCCGTGCTCGCGCGCGGTTTTGAGTTTGGCGTTGACCCGCCACAGCGATTCCTGCTCGATCAGTGCAGGGATCCACGCGCGCGGCGTCACGGCTGGCCAATATTTTTGCATCTCGATTTTAAGCATCGGCAGCAGCATCGCCGCATCGCCGGGCAGCGGCTTTGTGGGCGCATCCGCCGCTCGCGCCGTGGGCGCGAAATAAATGATCGCCACCAATACCGCGAGGCGAAATAGCTGCTGCCCCACCAGCAGCACCGACACCGCCGTCGCGCCGTGTGGCTCATGCGTCACCGCCGCCGTCATGATCTCCTGCTGGTCGATTTTGGGCGACAAAATTTTCCGCCCGATCAGCAGCGATATTTCAATCCAAAACATCACTGCCAACGCAGGCAACACATTCGCCACCTCTGGCACACCTGTCCACGCCGTCAGCGGCTGCATCAACGCAAACGCGGCAATCGTAAACACGGCGGCCAGCCCAACCCGCCAACCAAAAACACGCAGTAAATTTTTCATCATGTCACCCTCTCTTAACTTGGTTTTGCAACTCGTGCCACAGGGCAATAAATACGCCAACGATCACCGCCCAAATCAGCGCGGTCAATGTTTTTTCGATTACCGCTTGCCGCATTTTTTTGCGATCAAGCTGCTCCTCGATCAGCCCCGCGTGATACATCCTGTGCCCGTCCACATCGCCGCCGGGCACGAGGTCATTGATGTCCGCGCGCAATTTTATTTGCGCCGCCTCCAGCGCGTCCATGCGCTGCGACAAATCGTAAATCGTCAACTCTGCCTGCGGTGGACTCATCGTTTCCCCGCCTCGTGTTGCGCGCCGAGCGCGTGGGCAATTTCGTGCCCCAAAATCGCAAGGCTCGCGTGGTCATTCCAATCGCGCGGGGCGACGCTGTAAATCAGCCAACTGCCCGACGCGTTGCCCGGCGAATATGGCGGTGTCGCGCATCCGTTTGCGAATTGCCCAAAGCTCAATTGCTTCTCTAACGCAGGCGACGCCGCGATGCACCAGCGCGTCACTTCGTCTGGCGAATTACCCAGCACAATCTGCGCCTCCAGATGCGATGTCGTCACACGCAGCGGCTGCGTGTACGTCGCAGGCTTTAACCCATTCGTGCCTTTGGAGTTGTTGTCGCACCCGCCGATCACCAGCGACAACAACACTGCGCCAGCACACGCCACCAGCCAGAGCGCGACCTCAACAAAATTGTCTCGCCAATTTTTTTTCATGCGACCACCTCTCTCGCGTCAAGTTTAATTTCAGAATGCTCGATAGATTGCGTGATGGATTCCTCGTCGTCCGTCGCGTTGGCGATGATCGGCCACGTCATCCACGCGCGTGTGGGCAATTGCAGGTCAAGCCACACCGCACCAGTACGCATCGCGGCGAGCAGATCGCCAATTACCAACGCGTTTGTCACGCCAAATTTGCCCGTCATCACATCGTGCCGCGTGCCCAGCGACGCCACTGCGGTACGCCCATTCGCCAACGTCTCGCGGCTTTCGTTGTGCGCGGTGCGCACGGCAAAGCCATATTGCGGCGCGACGATTTCGGTGGACGCACCCCACAAATAAATGCTGCCGATCTGCCACCACGCAGCGCCATCGAGGGGCGTGCCCGCCGCAATGCGGATGCGCCAATATCGCGCGGATGTATTGAGCGCGGCACACGCACGGCGGCGCGCGAAACGATCCGCCGTGAACGCGAGCGTGGCGCGATCAGTGTAGGTCACGTTATCGGGCGACGACGCAATCACCACACTGCCCGCGTTAATCTCACTGATACCGAGACCACGCAACGTGACCGCGACACCGAGGTCAATCACGATATCCGATTGCGCCGTGTTGGCGCTGCGCCAAGTCACGCGCAGCGCCTGCGTAAGCGCGTTGGCGGCGGCGTAGTCTGCCTGCGCACTGGTGGCGGTGGCTGTAACAGGGATGATTCTGTTGGTATAGAGTAGGCTCATGATATTTTTTGCTCTGGTTTCGGATGGCGGGCCGCGGCTTTTTCAACGCGGCGATGAAATCGCGCTGCATTCGCGCGGTTAATTTTTTCCGTCGCGGCCACCGCAAGCGCGGCAATGATTGGCGCATTTGCCTTCTCTTTTTGTCGCGCGAGGGCTGCTTGAAATTTCGGCAGCGCGCGAATTTCCGAGAACGACAAACCAAGCGCCCGCAATGCGCGCGGGGAGCAAATTTCCCTCTGGGTAAATTCCCCACGCAAATGCATCAGCGCCGCATCAGGCAGCGCGAAATCGCCGCGCGTTTCGAGGTGCGCGATGACATCAATATCGCGGCATGGCGTCCACGAAATGGCGTCGCGCGCCGCACTTTTAATTGACACCAGCGGCGCATCTTGATGCGTGCCGGCCACCGGGTGCGCAGAAATGTTTTCGCGCAACCACGCAACAACCTGCGTCGTTTCGGTCGCCTGCGGCAAATCTACAAGACCCAAATCAGCAATCTGCAAACCGTCAATGTCCGCCAACGCCACCGTGTCAAATGGCGTCTCTTGCCCCTCAAATCCGATGATTTTATTGGCGGCATCCAGTGCCACGCGAACAAACATTTTCATGGGTTAAAAATCCTGTAGTCCGCCTGCACGTTGGATTCTGTGGCGGCGTCGTTTTTCAGGCGCAGACGTGATACATCAGCGCCGCCCGCTTTGGTAATGTCAGTGCTGGCCATCAAATAAACCAATGCGCCCGTGCCGCCAATAAGATCGCCAAACGAAACCAGCGACGGCGCAAACGCGTATTTACTAAGGCCGATATTTAGCGCGCCGCCTGCGGGCACAAGGTACGCCGCGAATCCGACGCTGGTGTTTGTGCGCGACTGCGTGATCGCCCCATTCCCAAGCGACGGCGTGTTGACGCCGCCGCTGATGATGTTGTTGTCATTAACCCACCGCCCAATCGCGCCCGAAAAAATCCCGCGCCACGCACTGACATTGCCGAACGTATCGACGGCGCGGATGTCCGCGTACCCAAAGCCAGCCGCCACGGCGGCATTGCTAAAACTGCCCTCAACACTCGACGTGCCGAATTTAATATTTGCGCCAAAATTCACCGAGTCGTTTGAGAATCGCGCCTCGTAATACGCGATGTTGGGCGAGGTTGATGGTGAAAAATCAAACCGCAATTTCGCCGTACCGACCTGCGTTGTCGATGCGGTCGCGCCCGGCGTGGCAGGCACAACGGCATAACCCGGCGATGCGCGCACCTCAGACACCACTGTGCCATCAATGCCATTTGCATTTATTGCATACGCCTGCACCGTGTGGCTCACGCCCGGGCGTAGCCCCGTGAGCACGCCTTCAAACACTGCGCCGTTGCGTTTGCCCTCCACGCGCGCGATTGCACCTGATGCATCGGTCGCGGCGAACATGATTCGCGCCGCGTTGACCGCAGGCGGCGCGGCAGTGTATGCCATGTGTGCACGGGCAACGCCATCGACGGCGATGGATGTACCGCTGCTGCCGCTCACGTATGTGAGCGCCGTTGGCGCGGTGGGTGGCGTCTGCGAATAATCGGGCGCGTACCCGTTTGTCGCGCCCGCAGGTATCGTGCCGGGCGTGTAAGTGTAAATACTGGCATCGTATTGCCGCGCGGTGATTTGATTCGCGTCGACAGGGCGCTCAACGCCACGGATCAGCCACTCGCGCTGGCCACGCCAGCAGCTCACACCGTCAACGGTGAGCGCATCGCCGTTCTCAAACATCGCGCCCCACAGCGTCATGCGCGCGGTGCGCAGACCGTTGTCGCGCTTGCTGATGTAGTCGATCAAACGATCTGCCACCGCGCCATCATAAATGTATGGGTTTACCAGCCGCCGCACTTCGCCCGTGCCCGTACCTGCACGCTGCGCAGTAAATTGCCAATCGGTTCCACCCGGCGCGCGCGGTCGGTATTTCAATTCATATGCCTGCGGCGGCATCGGCTCTTCGACCACATCAACGTCGATCAACCCATCCGCCTCGCGCACCGTCGCCACGCTGGTGCGCAGCTTGTCTTGCGTGATCGCCCACGCACCACTGTCGGTCTTTGCGAGGTCAGCGCGCGCAACAAATAGCAAGTCCTCGATGATGGATTTCAGCTTTGTTTCTTGCGTGTACCCAGCGGCGATGGTAAAGCCGCGCGCGGCATCCTCAGTAATCGCCGCTGTGAAACTGGCGGTATCGACGGGGATGCTCGCGCGAATCAACAGGCGCTGAATTTCTGCCGATGGCGATGCATCACCCGTGACGGTGATGTCTGCGCTAAATTCGTATTGCCGCCCAGACGTATCGCGCTGCTCACGTGCAAACGTGATGCTGACCAACTGCGTACCATCCGCCATCGTGCTGACGCCCACCGTGTATTCACTGGCGGTGACGATGCGGCCATCACGATAGATCGTGTTGACGGTGTACGTGGTTGACGCGCGTTTTTCGCAAATCGCAAACGTAAAAATATTTGTGCCGTTGGTGTTGATGTACGCCAGCGGAATTTTTTCAATCACGCCCGCACTGCAATCTGCTGCCACGCGCCCGATGTGCGCGGCGTTGATGTTGGGCAGCTGCTCTTTTGTGTAACGCAAAAACGGATACACGCGATCCAGCGCGGCGGTGTCGATATCGGTAAATTGAATTTGCAATTTGTTTTTGCTAACGCTGACACGGCGCGCAACGCCACGGCGCGTATCAGTGAGCGAGAGCACAGCCGCATTCGCGCGCGCGAGAGTGCTGACCAATACTAGCTCCCACGTCGTGCCGCGAATGTTGTCACGCAGCCACTCAAATTGCCCGCGCCCGAATGGCTCTGGTGCGCTGTTGAGCGCGGCGAGTTGCTGCGATGGCGGGCGGCGGCGAAACCATTTCAAAGGGCCGAGGCTGCCACCTTGCATGGGCTCTGAGCCGCCGCCGCGATGGCCGACGCAAAAATTGCCACCACCCCAGTCGCCGGTGTAGTTGTCGCCTGCCTGCGCAGCGCCATCAAGATACATCCGCGCAGAATCCCCAGACCATCCGACGACGCTGCGATTAACGCCGAGCGTGAGCGCACCGCCGTTAGGGCTATTTGCGCCATCGAAGGCATAAATGTTCCCCGAAATACTGTACGCATAAACACCATTAACGCCAGCAGCTTGCGCTGCCACGCAATAAACCACACCAGGCTCGCCAAGCCATTCGGGACGATGCTCAATGTACACCGCGCCTTCGGCGTTGCTGAGCAACGCTGGGAAATCGAGCGCCGATGTGTTGCGTACGCCCGCAGCGGGCGTTATAAAGTTTTCGCACCGGTCACCAACTACCAACATTGGCCACGCGAATGTGGCGCTGCCAACAGCGGCGGCGTTTGGCGTGCCGAGCACTGTGCCTATGGCGGGAATTAAACTCACACGCAACGTGGTTGATGTGCCGTTGTTGACCTGACTCTGGCGCACTTGCCAGTACGCGCCGACGTCAACCACGCTGACCGTACCAACAGAGCCAGCCTCCTGCACATACGCACCAGTCGCAGAATTTATGTGTACACAATTAGCTGCGCCGCCGATATGCTGCATCGACACGCCGACGAACCGAGACGTGATGGCATCCTTAGCAACCATGACCATGATCGCGCGCGCGCGGGAATCTGCGGGCACGGTAACATAAAAATAACGATACTCGCTGGCGGCGGCGTCATTATCGGTGAGCGTCCAGCCCGAGAGCAATCCATCTGGGCCCGCTGCCGCCGTTGGCGTTGTGGTGCCGATCTCCGCCCAAGAATTAATCTCCGCCGTGACGAGCTGCGTCTGAGCGGGGTCGTGGCGATACGGCAACTGCGACGCATCTGTGTGCGCCTCAGCAACGCGCGCGACATTGCCTGCGCCGGATTGATTGATCGTCCACGTCTCGCCAGTGACCATCACCCCCTGCACCGCAGCTGCGGCGATACGCGATGGATCAAACTCAACCACAGCAGCGCCACCAATTCCGCCTCGCGCAACGGCATAGTAAATTTTGCCGCCAAACAAATCGAGCGTCCCCGCCGCATCAAACGCACCGATGCGCCACGTGCCTGTGCCAGGATTTCGCGCGCCAACGCCTGCGGCAGCAGTTGATGTGCTGATGTCAGACCAATCAACGCCGTTGTGTGATTGCGCAAAGGCAATTACACGATTGCCAGCGCCATCATTAACTGTGTGACGCAATCGCAACCAGATCGCGCCGGGCGTCTGCGTGATCGCGGTGCTGACAACTACATGCAGCGACGCGCCCACCGCCCAATAATATACGCAGCGATTATTTGCAAGGTCGTACTGCCAAAGAAAATTTGTATCCACCCCGGCACCAGCGTAGCTTGCCGAGATAAGCGTCATTGTGCCTATTGCTGCACTCGGCATCACGCGGGCGACCAATTCTATGTCACCTGCAATTTGATCCGCGGTGGCATTTGGGGTCGTTGCAAAATTGCCTGCGCGCCCCGGCAATGCGAGCCACGCCTGCCGCTGCATCTGCGGCGGCACATCGGTGATGTTGCCGCTGCCATCAACCGTGTTGGCATTCGCGGTGCGACGCCACACCACACCGCGCACGCCGAAGCCGTTGTGTGGCCACACGCTGGTGCTACTGTGCGGCACATACTCGGGTGCAACCAAATGCGATGCGCCCTGCATCGGCAACAGCATGGCCTGTGACACCGTGCCTGTGACGGTGAGCGTGAGTGAACCAGCAGTGGTGGTGACGATGAGTTGTTTGCGGTTGGCCGCACTGCCCACGAGCATGCCTGTGGCAGCGCCTGAGAGCGTGATGCTGCCAGTGCATTTGCCAAGCACGAGGATGTGCGTGCCTGCGGCGACGGCGATTGATTGTGTGGCGAGCACATCGGTGTCGCTCAATAAATTGTGATCGCGCCTACACCCTGCAGCGGGCGCGAATTCGTTGGGCAATGTCCAGCGGTAGATGCTCTCGTGATCGGGGACGGGGATAGGCAGGTTGCGGGTAAACGCGGCGGGCGATTCGCCGTATTGCGAGAGCAGAGAGTAGCCATCCCAATAGCCATCGGCGGCAGCGCCGATGACATCAAGATCGGCGGCAGTAATTTCTGCGCTAAACCCACCCGAGTGCTGCACGCCGTACTCGCTGCTGATGGCATCAGTGGGCGAGGGGATGCGCGCCAAGCGCGGCTCATGCGCCCGCCCATTACGCACAGCAGCCTCGACCGCCAATGCAAAGCGCGATACCTGCCCCGGCACGATAGGGCCGGTAAGGTAAGCCGCGACTTCGCGCCCCTCTTGGCTGCCAGTGATTGGGTCGATCAGGATGGTCATGCGGTTTCCAATTTTTGCTTGATCGCTCGCGCGTTTTCGCCGGAGGCAACAACCAGCCACGCATCCATCTGCCGACCATCAACCTGCAAAACAACCGGCGTGCGATCAGATGCACCTTTGAGCGTGACGCCGCTGGTGGTGGGCGTGTTTGGCTTGTCGCGTATTTCGCGCAACACGCTGCGGATATCGGACAGCAAATCCATTTGCGTGCCCAGCACAGCCAGTTGGGCGGCGGCGGCGCGCTCTGCCGCGTCGTACGCCACCAGCCCCTGCGATTCGAGGCGCTGGTAGATCGGCAGCATGGTGTCGTTAAATGCCTGTATGTCGGCATTCATTTGCGCGGTGTAGTCGATCAGATTTTGCGTGAGCGCGTTTTGCTCAACGGTGAGTGCTTGGATTTGCTCTTGCAGCGCCAACGCGCGCGCGGCATCGGTTTGCGCCAGCGATTCGACGTCGCCCAGATAGCGCATGGTTTCGTTGTACAGGCTGACGTATTCGTCAGACGGCCGTTGGTATAACTCTGCGGCTTGCGACAACCGCCCTTGCAGCGCCTGAATTAACTGGTTAGCTATGTTGGCGCGGTCACCACCTTGTGCGGTCTGTAATCGCGTTCTGAGCGATTCGACATCCGCGCCCGCCAAATTGAGACGACCAAAACCAGACAGCGGGTTCGCGCCGCTGAACGTGAGGCTGCGGATGGCGGCACGGGCTGACTCAGCTGCGCCCGCCATGTCGCCCAGTAGGGCTAACTCCGCCTCAAGCCCTTCGCGGCGCATGTCGATGGCGCGCGTTTGCAACGCCAACGAATCTTGCTGCGCGCGCTCCAGCGCGGCGTACCGGCGCTGCACAGTTTCGCGGTAGCCCGCCACCATGTTGTCCACCGTGGCGAGCGCGGCATTGATAAAACCGAGGCGCTGCTCAGGATTGGTCGCGCCGTCGATGTTGCCCTGCAATTGACCGAGGCGCATGTTGTGCGCAAAGGTGCTATCGCTGCCGTAGCCAATACCCGCGTATCGATTTTGCATTTGCCCACGGAAATCGTAACGCCCAGACTGGATGCTGAGGATTTGATTTTTGAGGTCATCAATCGCTTTCGCCTCAAATTCGTACCGCGCCATGACCGCCTGCATCAGCGCCTGCTGTGCTGCCAGCTGCGCAGTGGGGTCGTCGCCCGTCAGCGATTCATTCCATGCGGCGCGGGCGGCGGTGACGTTATCGCGCAGTGTGGTGACCTGCCGCGTGAGCGCGGCGATGCCATCGTCCGCCAAACCTGCAAGCTGCGCATCGAGCTGCGCGATGCTGTCGTTGATGGCTTTGAGCGCATCAGCGTATGCCTGCGCGCGCGCCATGAGCGCATCCGCCGCCTCGTTCGTGATGCTGCTCACGTCCACATTCGCAAACAGCCGATCAATCGCATCAGGCAGGTCGGTGGCTTTGAGCGCCGCGAGCAACATACGCTTTGCTTCGAGCGTCATCTGCGATTCAAACTTCGCAGGGTCACGCCCCACGTCCGCGAAGGAGCGGTAAATCGAATTGCCCTGCGCATCGTTGACGTTGCCCCAGATGCGCGAGCCCGCCGTGCCTTTGGGGTCGCGGTCAAAATCAAGCCCGAAGGTCACGCCGTTGCTGCTCGCGCCCGCGCGCCGCAGAAAATCAAAATAACTCGCACCGATGCCCCCGACCGCGCCGAACATGCCGGTATCGAGATCGTTGGGATTGGTGTGGCGATACGCGGCGTTACCGGGGAAGCCGCCATAGTAGGCTTGATTCGCCAGCGCACCTGCACCAGTGAACTGCTGCCACGAGCCGCCTTCCTCTTTCGCGCCGCCGGGACGTGTGGCGAAACCTGCGATTAATCCCGGCAAAATGCCGATGTTGCCCCAGCGCGAGGCAGCCCGCTGCTGCTGCGGGCTTTGCCCAAACGCGCGGCTGAGCGCGGTAGCGCCCGCGCTTGATAATCGAGATAACGCAATTGCGGCGGCAATGTAGCCGCCCATAGAACCGCCAAGACTGGCAAGACTGCCCAACATGCCAGACCCGTTTGATGCCGCCGTGGCGGGGCCATCAATGCCGCCTGTGGTCGCGAATGCACCACCACCGCCACCGCTGCCGCCACCGCCGAACAGGCTGCTCAGGCTCGATAGGATGTTGCCGCCACCGCCGCCGCCACCGAACAGGCTGCCGAGGCTGGAGAGGATGTTGCCGCCAGAGCCTGCGACACCCGCGCGAATGTTGATAAACCATTCTTTCGCGGTCATGTCCCAGAGCAACTGGTAAAGCCCATTTTTCAGCGCGCTTTCCAGACGCTTCGTGATACTCGCCGCGTTCTCCGCGCCACTGATGTACCCGACGAACGCGTCGCGACCAACTTGCTCAATGCTCGTGAGCGCACGCACGGTTGATTCAAGCACGCCGCGTGTCTCAGCAATTTTCCCGATACGCTCTTTCGCGGCATCTGCCGCCGCCAGAATGCGCGTGAGCGATTCCGGGTCAAGCAGCCGACCTTCTTCATCCGTCGCCAACGATGCCGCTGCGCGACGCACATCAAAATCAATCTTGCGCAACGCCGTGAGTTTGCTCACCTCATCCGCCGTGCGCCCGACAAGCGACAACTCAAACTCGGCATCTTCAACAAGACCGTGCATCGCGGCGGCAAATCCGTCTGCCGCATCACGCGATTTTTCAAGCGCCTTCGCCGCTTCCTCTAACCCCCTCACCCACTGCTCCAACGCGCGGCTGGCGTCTTCTTGCGCCTTCTTGTACACGGGCTGCTGCGCGATCAATTGCGAATACGATACCGCGTACTGCTCGACCGTGATGCGGCCGCTGGCAAGCCCTGTGTTCAGTGTGGCAATTGCTTTGCCGAATGTGTTTTCGAAGCCGGCGGCTTTTTCACCAAGCTGCTGCATCAGTAATGCTAATTCATCAATGTCGGTTTTGGCCTTTTGTGCACGGTCATCCACGCCGCGATAATCGACAACTGGCTTTGCGCGCGCAGCGCGGCGATCATTTTGATCCGCGAACTCGCCGCTGTTTGCGCGGCGCACGAGGTCGTTAATTTTTAACTGCTGCTCGTACGCATCACGCGTTTTGCTGGTATTCATGTCCAGCAATTCTGACCAGCGCTTGTTCGCCGCCTCCAGCGTGGCGTTGCGATCATCCAAAGCCTGCTTTAGCTTTGCGACATTGCCGGTACTCAGAGCAGCAAGACCGGAACCAATCGCGGCGATGTCCGCGTAAACCACCTTGAAACTATCGACAACTGCAAGCACAGCAGCAACTGTGGTGCGCGCGTAATCGATCAAACCTGCGAGCGCGTAGCCGCCTTCGGTCGCCCATGTGGCGATGCTGCCATCTTTGGAAAGTCGGTCAATTGATCCGCCAAGGCCATCGGCGCTGGTCTTGCTGGTGAGCATGATGTCAGCGAATGCCTGCATCGCAGGCAGCGAATCCAGAACGATCTTCTGAATTAGCAAATCCTTTTGGACACCAATGGCTTTGAGCGTTTTTTCATATCGCTCGGCAGCGGCTGCCTGCTCGGCGGTCACGTTGACATTCACGCGCCCAGCATCAGCAAGATCATTCAGCAGCGGCAGCAGCTGGTTGCCAGACTTGCCGAATAAATCCTGCGCGCGCGCGGATTTGTCGATGCTGTTTTCGTAGCCTGCCATTTTCTGGGCAATCTCAGGCAGCAGATCATCCATGCTGCGCAGCTTGCCAGTTGCGTCGTTCGCTTTGACATCAAGAAATTTCAACGCGGCGGCTGTGGCGCTGCCTTCGCCGTTGATGCCTTTGAGCCCTTTAATCAGCTTTGTGGACGCCTCGCCCAGCGCACCCATGTCATGCCCGCCGATTTTTGCCATCACCGCAAGCTGCGAAATTTTTTCAACACTGAGACCAGTCGCCTCCGCCATGTCGTCAAACTTCGCAGCCGTCGCGACCGCTGCATCTGACATGGACTTCAGCGCCGCGAATGATGCACCTGCTGCCAATGCGCCCGCGAACTTCAGCGCGGCAGAGCCCATCGAATCAAACCGCGCTTCGATGTTCTTGCCAACGTTGCCCGCGATCTGCTCGGCACGCGTCATATCGCTGCTGAACTTGGCGATATTCGCCTCAAGCGAAACAACGAGTGACGCGAGATTTTGGGACATTAATTAACCTCTAAATGTGCGGTCAAAAACAGCAAGCATTTCATCTTCATCGAGCACGATTGGCTCAAGCTGTGATGCGTACCGATCTGTCCACCAAAACATTTCGTCCCACTCGACGGCGGGACTGTTTTGCCCACGGTGGACATTCAGTGTCGCGGCGATTAACTTTCCAAAACGCCAATCGTCACCCATCGCACCGAAAGGCTCGATGCTTGCGTACGCGCGCCACTCTTCGAGTTGGCGCGCGCTAATTTTTTCCAGCAGAAAATCGGGGTGGGGGAAACCGAGCGCGAGGCTTAAACGGAAGGCGAAGCGGCGGCGATCTCCCCATCGGATTTTTTTGCGCTGGCCTCTGCGCTCGCTTTATCAAGCCCGTTAATTTTTAAGGCGGCGTTAAACAGCCGCATCAGAACCGCCGATTTTTTTTCATGCAGCGCAGGCAAATCATCGGCAGTAAAGATCGGTTTGTCCTCGTGGTCGCAGACCGATTCGACCAACATGAAATCCATCATGCGGCGGCCGCGATCTTCGACGGCCTCCGTGCCGCCGGGGCTTGCGATTTTCTCTAACGCAATCGCCTGCCGCGCCGCCAACTCGCGGACATAAACAACACCGCCCCACTCAGGCACATCAATCTCCTGTGTAGCGAGGTCTCTGGTGGCGAAAATATCGCCTTTTCTAAGCGCTGCTTTTTTCATGATGAAACCTTTAATGTAAGTTTGATACTCATAATCGGGAAATAAAAAAGCCACACGACCGTCGCCGCGTGGCTGCAAAGCAATATCAATAAATTAGGAGCGCACGATTGCGCCGCTGATACGGATAACGATGTTGCTCATCAACACATTGTTGACGCCGCCTTCCTCGCTGAACTGCTTCACGTAGCCGCTAAAGGTGCGCTTCTTGCCATTCTTGAGCGTGACCGTAAACACGCTGTTCAGCCCGGTTGCGAGGCGGTTTGACTGCAAAGCCTGCTGCCCAACGTCGGTATCGTTGGTTTGCACGCTGATATTAAATTCGCCGTTATCAGCTAAACCGCCGACATATTCCATCGCGGTTGAACTGAGGTCGGTGACATCAATGTCTGACGTCTGACCAGAGAAGCCTGACCAGCTTTTCCAATTACCAACTACTGCCGCAGATGGCGCGGCTGTGCCGCCGGTGGTGTAGGTTGTGAAGGCGCTTGAATCAACGCCAACCAACTCCGCCGTGGTGGTGGTGAGTGGACGCACAACGCCCGTGCGACCATTGATCTCCGTCATGCCCCCAACGGCGGCAATTGAAACGACCTCGCCACCGAGGAAGCCGTGCGCGGCAGAAAATGTGAGAACAGCGTTAACCGCTTTGGTGATTGCGGTGATCGTTTTGGCGGCGGCAGCAACACCAATGGTGAGTGTTGCGCCTTGTGCTGAATAGATATTTGCGGCTGACATTTGAGACTCCTTTGGTTAAAGAAATAAAGTGAAACGACACCGCTCACGCGGGACTTGTGGGGTTAAGCGGTTTCCTCGCTCACGTCCCAAATTTGCAAAAAACCGTGCAGCTTTGCCTCATCATCAAAAACATGAATCGGCTCACCATCGAGAACCGGCAGCAGCAACCACACGCGCAACGCAGCAATGATTGCGTCGCGCTGCAACAACGCAGACTCAAACGAGGCGCTGAAACCAATCACCTGCACGCGCACCCTTCGCCAATTACCCACAGTGCCCGCAAGATTTGATTCTCGATCTCCGCCCACAATTTGCAAAATCGCAAACGGCGCATTTAGGTTTGGCGTAACATCGCCCGCCCAAAATGTGGCGTTAGGCTGCGCGCCGTTTACGATTGAAAAAAATTCCGACTCGACGCTCACGAGACGCCCGCTTTCGCACGCGCCCGCTTGATTCGCCGCGCGATGGTTTCTGCGATAACGCGGACGGAATCTTCTTTCCGCGAATCAAACGCAGGTGACATGAACGGCTGCGCCGGAACCCATTTAAGCGAGCCGCCTTTGTGCTGCGCAATCTTGCCGATATTGGTGCGCGCAACCTTTTTCTGCCCACGCGTGAAATGACCGAACTCGATGTATCGACCGTAATAGCCGTCTTGCGAATAATCTTTTTGCTTTGTCTTGCGATTTACCTTCGGGCCTTGCCGCACGCCAACGATGAAGGTCTGACGATCGTCGCCGGACTCTTTTCGCAACTGCTTCATGTAGATCGCGCGACTGAGCTGCCCTGTGTTTTTCGGCACGCGGCGACGCGCTTCATCTATGACCTTTTTCGCCGCACTACGCACAGATGATCGCAACGCATTGCGTGAAATGTCGGGCCCCAACTCCCGGAGCGCCGCAGACAATTCTTTTAGCCCGGAAATTTTTGCACTCATGACTGATTCGCTCCCGTGCTGCATTCAATTGTGAGCATTTCACGATTGCCTTTTTTGTCGAACGCGGCAGCAATGTTGTAATACGTGACGCCCGCAACGATGCGCATCCCGGACGTGACACCATCAATGTGGCGAATGCGAATCACCGTATCGACAACACTGTTGTCGCGCCCGGCATTGTTTTGTTCTGCCCCGCCGCGCGGCGCAATCTCAGCCCACGCCGTGGCAAAGGTCGTCCACACGCGCGTGACGCCGCCCGCTGCTCCGCGCTGCTCCGTAAATTGTTCAATGCGAATGTACGTGCGGAGCTTGCCTGCGCGCATTTCAAATTCCTAAAATTCTGTACGGCGCAAGCAGTGGTGCAACGCCATGCGGGATGGTTTCTGTTTTTTGCTCAGACGCCGATTCGCGGTGCTCGTAGTAGTGTGCGGCAAGCAGCAGAATTGCCTGACGAACACTGGTGGGCAGCAATGCTGCGTACCCTGCCTGATACCGAACGCGAATTACGTTTTGGTCATCGCGCACTTGCGGCCACGACCCACCGTGAATTGGTTTCAAGATGTGCGGGATACCGTAATCAATCAACTCGTACGCAGCGGGCGGCACAACAAACTCGCCGCCATCTGGCAACACGCACGTGACGGATGCCACGCTGACCACCGGCGAGCCGGGCATCAGTATCTGACCGTCCGCCGGAAACGCGTCAAGCGACAACTCCAACGTCTTGACTGCGAAGGTGCGCGCGCAAAAATTTTCCGCCCACTCGCGAGCGGCGGTAATGTAAATTTTTAGCAAGTCATCTTCCGGATGCGCGGCTGGCGAACCAACCGCTACCAGCCGACACTGCGCGCGCATTTCAACTAGCGAAACAAACTCTACCGCAGCGTCAGTAATTATTTTTAATTTCACGATGGCGGCTTATGTTTAATCTTCGGTGTTCGCGCGGGTGTCTGCAAGATTAAATTGACCCGGCGCTTCGGGGGCGGCGGCAGGGGCAGACGCATCACCGGGAGGGGCGGCATCAGCCGGTTTTTGTTTTTTCGTCGAAGACTTTGAAGTTTCTTTGAAATCGGTGTCGCCAGAAGCGCTATTTGCTGCAACGAATTCAGCGCACTGTTGCTCGCTCACAAAATGGTTTGCAAGCCCTCGCGACACGACGGCGATGTCACCTGAAACGAAATTACCAAAACTGGTATTACAGCCAGTGGCTGTAAATTTTATTTTTACCTGACTCATACGAATCTCTTTTTTGCGGTTATAAAAAATGGGCGCGACATGCGCGCCCATCTGCGTTACTTTTAGACGCGCTATGCAGGCGTCAACAGCCCGAAACGCACCGCAGCTGGGCGCTCAACCGCCAGCATGCAACGGCGCTCGGCCATGATGGTGATGAGACCTTTCGTGAAGTTGTCGGTGTCAGAATCGCTCATCGAGACATTCACACCTTCGCGGTTGTAGAAGGTGGCAGACTGCGCCAAGCTGGCGACAATGACGTTTGCCGCCGTCATGGCGTTGCTGGCAACCACCGGCAATCCGTAAAGCGATGGCGGCACTGCGGAGCCGGGATCGCCCAGCAGATAGCGACCTTGACTATCTTTCGCCAAACGCATCGTCCACCAGTCTGCGGGGTTAACAATGATCGTGTCTGCCGGGTAATCCGCCAGCTGGCTATCGCCGATCATCTTGCCAATCAAATCGAACCGGTTATTGAGCAAGCCTGCGGCCGTCAACGATGCGGCGGTGTAACCGTGCGCGGTGAAATTGCCCGCTTTGGTGAATCCGCTGATGTTGGGGGCCGTGCCGTTGCCTGCGATGATTTGATTTTCAACGCGCATATTCACGCCGTACATCAAACGCATGTTGATGTAAGCCGCGAGCGCGGCGTTATCTGCTGCAAGCTGCTTGGTGATTTTCAACCAGTGCGGAACAGTGGCGACCGGCTCGGTGACGACGCTGGTGGTGATTGACGATTCCGCGCGCGCCACGCCTTCGGCCGCTTCGGCTGCGGCGTTTGTAAAGCTGGCTTCGCGCACGTACGTGACCGCGTTCGAATTGCACGGCAGCGTGGCGAGCAGCTGCTCTAGCGTGAACATGCGGAACGCGCCACCAACAACACCGGGGCGGCGCTCGTCAAACGTGTTGCCGATGGGGTTGGTGATGGTGTTTTTCACTGCCAACGAAATCGCCCGACCCGCCAGATTATTGCCTGCGGAAAGGATGCTGCTGATGCCTTTGTACTCCACAGAATCGCAGAACTCTGCGCCAACAGTTTTAACAGCCTTGGCAGAATCGTCATTTTTGGCAGTTGCCTTTTGCTCGATCAACAACAAACGATCTGCCAATTCTTTTTGCTGCGCGCCGATTACGGCAAGCGCATTTTTGGTTTCGACGCTGACGCTGCCCGCAGCGGCGGATTCGGCTTTCGCCTTTTCTTCGTTGGCGGCGAGTTGAGCCTCGATGCCGTCAAGCGACTTCATAATTAGTTTGATATCTTCGTCCATTTGGTGCTCCTGTGTTTTCCGATGTAAATAGGTGCAGCGAGAATTAACCCGCCATTTTTTTAAGCCGTGCTGCAATCGCCTTCATTTGCGCAGCAGCATCTTCGCCAGCATCCCGCTGGGCGAATACATGTTTTGCGCGGGCTGTCAGCGCAGTGACTTGCCCTTTTGTGAACGCCCCTGCATCCCGCAGGAACTGCTCAAACTCTCGAACGGTGCTCACGCGCGCGATCTCATCGAGCATGTCGTTAAAGCCAGCCGTCTTGATACTGTCGGGGTCAATCCGAGCGGCCCCGTCTGCGGCGAAAACAACCGGCGAGACCTCGACAAGGTGACTCCATTTGCGGATCGTTCGACCCGCTTCCGTTTCATCGTAATCACCGCGCTTGATAAAGCCGCCAATTGAAAGCCCTTCAATCGTGCCGTGACGCATCGCGGCGCGAACGTCAGACGCCAAACTCAATCCGGGAGTCAGCTCGCCTTCAACGCGCAACCCGATGTCGTCTTCAAACACATTCGCATATTTGCCAACAGGCATGTGCCAATCGTGGTTGTAAAACATTTTTGGAAGACCGCGCGCGCGCAAGGTTTCTTCAAACGCGCCTTTGACGATGGTGTCGCCGTAAGAATCAAGACCGCCAAAGACGGACGCGTAACCAGCAAACTTGCCGGTGTCACCATCGAATTTCAAATCAACTTTACTGAGAGATAGCGTTTTGGTCAGCATTGCTGCCTCCTGATTTCGGTGGTTGAATTTTTCCCATCATGCTCAGGGGCACGAGATTGACCTGCGCCGTCAACTCGTCACCGCCGATGACGGGGGGCAGGTTCTCAAGTTGGCGCGCTTCGTTGCGCGTCATGAATCCGTTTTGCAAAGCCTTTGCGTAAAGCTCAAATCGCTGCGTGGCGTTGCCGCGCAGCAGCGCATCAAAACTCCATTCAACTTTCAAACGCGCCCGCTGCGCAGGCGACATGACCCGCTTGGCAACAGCCTGCTCAATGTTGACCAACATCGGACGAATGCCGAATTTATAAAAACCGTCAATGATTTGCTCAATGCCTGAGCCCCACGCCGTGACGTTGCTGTGATGCACCAACACGGGTGGCACATCAAACCAACGGCACAACTCTTCGACCGAGTATTTGCGCGTCTCCAACAGTTGCTGCTGCTCTGGCGTGATGGAGAGTTGCTGGTATTTCATGCCAGCCTCCAAAACGTATAACCGAGACGTTGTGCCCTCTGCGATTTCCGCAAAATTCTTTTTCAGCGCGATGCGGTGTTCGTCAGTCAGAACGCTGTCGATCATCAAAACACCCGTTGGCTTGCCGCCGCTGGCGAAAGTTTTGATGGCATTATCCTGCCCCCAAATCGCCTCACTGATGGAGGCGCGCATGAACTCAAGTTTGTTCAAGCATGTTGTGCCGTTGCCCAAATTTTTTAGAACCAGCACATTGTTTTCCGATATCGGAATATTGCTGCTGCCGATCCGATACCAATAAATGATACTGCCGTCGTCCTGCATCACCGGCTCAACTTGATCCGTTGGCATCGGCCACAGCGCGACAGCTTCGCCACCTTCGGCGCGATCTACGCGGGCGTATGCCACGCCGCGCAAGTCGTGGAACATGACCATCGAACGCCAAAACTCAAATGGCGTCATGCGCGAATTAGGAGTGTCGTGCAGCAACTGGTACAGCCGATTTCCACGGGCAAGCGTTTTTGTTTCACCTGTGGCTTCGTAAACAAAAAGAGGTAGGCTGGCAATCGTGCTGGCGCGGCGATCAATACACGCCCAGATAGTATCGATCTGGAATGCGCGATCAGGCGAGACGCTCATCGCGCCGCTGATGTTGCTTGTTGTCGGCATACCCGAAAGCGTACCCTTGCGGTCAGCCAAAACACCGCCCAAACCAAACCATCTCAGAAAGCGATTCAGCCCACTACTCACGTGCGCACCATGTCAGTGATAAATCGCCCGATATCCGGCCCCGCAGGTTTTTGCGCTAACCACCGACCCAGCGCCATGATGAGCGCCACGGGGCCATCAATTTTGTTTTCCACTTTTTCCTTGCGTGGGTAGATGTTGTCTTTCGCGTCACGGTGACACACCACGTTTGAAATCATCCACGTCATGACGGGGTTGCCGTCGTGCTCTAGCTCGCCAGACAAAACGAGTCTTTCAAGCTCCTTCATCGGCTCACTCATCGTCGCCAGCACCTGCCTGTACTCGACCATCGGCGCGCCTGCGCTCATGAGATTCGTGGCAAATTGCGTGGCTTGCCACGGGTCGTAGGGCATTTCTTTGACGTTGTGCGCAGCGAGATCATCACGCGCACTTTGCTCGACGATGTTGAAATCAAGCACTTCGCCGGGGGTGACATCAATCCACCCCGCGCGCGCCCAGCCGTGTATCTGGCTGTTACTTGAATTTTCGACCGCGCGCTCGGGCAGCCAAAATTTCGTAAACGCAAAATATTTTTTATCGCGTTTGAAGACCTTCGCTTTGCCTGCGTAATCAACTTTGCTCGCGAGGTCGAAGGCGGCGATGCACTCTTCGCCAGCAAAATCTTCTTCACGCAGCGCGGGGTTTGCGCACGCTTCCCACGCGCGCATGTCCATCCATGCGTGGTCGGCATTCACCCACACGTTGAGTCGCTTGGTGAGAAATTCACCGAGCGAAGATGCCATCGCGCGCGCTTTGCGCGCTTGGTTTTGCATGTCGTCCAATTGCACGGACACGCCTAGGTTTGGGTTAGCCTTGATCCAACACGATTCGTCAAACGGATCGTCGTCGTCATCAATGGTGTAGATGATCCCGAACCATGTGTCGTCAACGGCTCGGTCGCCGCTGATGGTGTAGCCGAGTCCGTCGTGTTGGTGCAGTACGTCGTTCAAAATTTTAACGACGTAGCTTCGCACCTCGTAACAGATGCCCGCGCGGTCGGAGCCTGCGGTGGTGATCGCGCCACCGAGCGGCTGCGAGCGCGCGCCTGTGGACGAATCCATCACATCATAAAGTCCGCGTTCTTTTTGCGCGTGCAATTCGTCGGCCATGAATCCGTGTGTATTGAGTCCATCAAGACTGCCGAAATTTTTCGCGAGCGGACGAAACGTGGAGGCGGACTGAACCGAGTAAATTGCACTGGTGTTAAATGCTGCGCCGAGCGAAGCGAAACCCGCCTCGCTTTTAATCATTTCACGCGCAGTCTTCCAGACAATTTTTGCTTGATCCTTACCCGTAGCAAACGAGTAAACTTGCGCGCCCGGCTCGCCATCGGCGAACGTGAGATACAAACAAATTGCAGCAGCGATGGGGGACTTGCCATTCTTGCGCGCCACCTCTTCATAGAATCGGCGGAACCGCCGCAGCTTGGTTTCTTTGTGCAGCCACCCGAATAGATTGCAAAGAATGAATACTTGCCAATCCTCAATCACGATGTGCTCACTTGCCCATCGCCCCTCAACGTGCGGCATCATTTCCACAAAGGTGCAGACGCGCCCTGCGGCGTCATCATCAAAATAGTACAGCCACTCAGACTCTTGTCGCGCGATGTCGTCAACGAATCTTGCGCATGCTGCCTTGACCCACTTGCCCGCAACGAGGTCGCCACTCAACACGCGAGCGGCATAACCTTTCGCGCGGGCGGGGAAACTGGTCGTCATTTTACGTTTTGATTAAAACTGGCAAGCGTTGGCTTCAGCGGCGCGGCGGGCACGCCAGGTAACTCTGGCGCATGGGGATCAATGTAATTAGCAGACGCCATCACGCTGTTTCGCGCGGCGGGCGACATGCCAAATTCAGACGCAAATTTATGCACCTGCTCCATCGATTTGTTTTGTATCACGTACCAATTCGTGAGCTGCTTGTATCCTGATGCCGTCTCCTGCTCGTAGCCTGATCCGGAGAGCGTTTTCTCAAGCTCTTTTATTTTGGTTGCCGCAAAAACCCAAGTGCCGTACGACTGGCAATACGCCGCGAGCACAGCTAGGTCTAAACCACTAATTAAACCGAGCGGCTCCAGCAGCGCTGTGATGCGTTTCCACTCGGCGCGGGCGAACTCATTGAGGTGGCGCGGGCATTGCGGAATTTCAACACGCGGGTGAATTCCCTCTGTCAAATCAATCGGACGATGACCGGGGTTCCCAGCAATCAATTTGAGCGCCGCGGGTTTCGGTTTCGGACCACGAGCACCCATCAGATACCCCCCCTACCATTACTTGCGGATGCAAAAATTTGGGAGATCGGAAGAGCGT